GTTACCCAAACTATTAACAATATTAATTATGTTGATAATAGAATTTTAAGTGTACCTACAGGATCAGTGACAACATTATTTTCCCTAGATTCGGTTCCAGGTGCTGGTACTTTTGTAACAAGTAGTGTACAATATGTTCGAGTAACTAATAATTCAAGTGTTGCTCCTGTTAAATTAATTGTATCTTCATCAACTGAAGCTATGAGTTATTTAATTGCTACTGGAAGTTCATATATGATTTCTACTAGTAAAATGACTGGAAGCACTAGTGGATTAGTATTTGACGATATTAAATCTGTTAAAGTGCAACCCTCAGGTAGTGCAGCAAGTATAGAATATTACATCATAACAACCTAATAAATAAATATGTCTAATATCCCTATTTGGCCCGGTTCATCTTCATTTGCCCAAGTATCATCTTCTTACTATGGTACTCCTAGTGTATGGCCCCCACCAACCCCGTTTGGATTTTATGATACTGATTCTTCATTCCAAACAGATGCTAACAAAGTAGCTAACTTTTGTGCTCTACGTTTGGGTTATCCTATTGAAAACGTAGAATTACAAGATATTAATTTTTGGGCTGGATTTGAAGAAGCTGTAACCATTTACGGAAACGAATTATATGCTTTTCAAACAAGAGATAATTACTTATCTTTAGAGGGAGCTCCTACATCAGTAGATGTTAATGATGATATTGTTACTCCTACGTTTTCTACTATTGTTCGATTATCTCAACAATATGGTGAGGAAGCAGGAACAGGTGGTAATGTAATATGGTATAAAGGTAGATTACCTTTAACTCCTGGACAACAACGTTATGATTTAGCTCAATGGGCAGAAGATGAAGGTATTGTAGGTGGTATTGAAATAAAAAATGTTTATTATCAAGCACCACCAGCTGTTAGTCAATTATATTCTCCTGCTTTATTAGCAGGACAAGGTGGTTTAGGAGGTGTTCCTGCTGCTGGTTTATACGGATTTGGATATGGTTCTGCTGCTTATTTGATGATGCCTACAAGTTTTACTATGCAAAACATCCAAGCAATTGAGATGCAAAATCAAGTAACACTTTCAAATTATTCATTTAATATTGTAAATAATATAATTACAGTATTTCCAGTACCAGGTACTGGAGTTTTTGGTGAAGATGGATTTGAAGGTGGATTAGATTATGGTATTTATTTAGTATTCGATTTTATTAAAATTCAAGATAGATTAGATGTTGCTTTTGCTAACGGAACAAATAAAATTTCAAATACGTCTAATGTTCCTTATGTAAATCCAACATATACTAAAATCAATTCAGTTGGAAGAATGTGGATATTTGAATACACATTAGCTAAAGCAAAAGAGGTATTAGGATATGTAAGAGGAAAATATGCTACAGTCCCTATTCCAGGCGCTGAAGTAACATTAAACCAACAAGATTTACTTTCAGCTGCTACAGCTGAAAAAGAAGCTTTAATTACTAGATTAAGAGAATATTTTGATCAAACATCACGTCAAGCATTACTTGAAAGAAGACAAGCAGAATCAGTAGCTCGAGTAGCTGAAATTAACCAAGTACCAATGACAATTTTTATAGGATAATATGGCACTATACGGGCAAATGAGAGATATAAGCATGTTTAGATTCGTTAATCGCGAACTAATGCATAAAATTATCTCCCAACAAGTAGTATTTTATAAATGTAATATTACCGAAACTGTATCTAATATGTATGGAGAAGCATCTCAAGGTAGAGTTTTTGAACCACCAATAGTATTGTTTTCTTTAATTGAAGTTGGTGAACAAACTTCCCCTATTCAAAATAATTTAGTAGGTTTTGATTGGCCTGTTAAATTTAGATTTTTAAGAGATGATTTAGTTGATGCTAATTTAGTTCCTGAAGTTGGGGACTTTATAATGTGGCAAGATGCATATTGGGAAATAGATAATGAAAATATAGTTCAATTCTTTGTAGGAAAAGATCCGGATTATAATTATTTAGATTCTAATAATAATAATCCATATGAAACAGATTTAGGTCAATTTGGATATAATGTATCTGTAATATGTGAAACTCATTATGTTCCTGCTGATCGTGTAAATATAATTAATCAAAGATTATAATGGCTAACCTCAGAAAACCTAACCCACCAACCCAAAGAGAACTAAGTTTAAAAAATACAGTTCCTAAATATCCTCAAGAAGGTAATCCTAATCTATCAGCCGAAACTAATAATAGAGCATTACAAACTTCCTTTACGGATGATACTACTAAACCATTTAGTGTAGGTATCCAAGATATTGATGAGGCCGTATTTTATTATTTTGAAAGTGTAATTAAACCTTTTACAATTCAAAATGGAGAGCGTATTCCTGTTCCTGTATTATATGGTGATCCTGAAAAATGGCAAAACTATCAAAAAATGGGATTTTTAAGAGATTTAAAAGGTTCATTAATGGCTCCTTTAATTATTTTTAAACGTAATTCTATAGAAAAAAATAGAACTATTGCTAATAAATTAGATGCTAACAACCCTCAAAATTTTGGGGTATTTACTAAAAAATATAATCCAGCAAATTCATATGATAATTTTCAGGTATTAAATAATAGAACTCCTATTGAAACTTATTATGCTGTAATTATGCCTGATTATTTAACTATAACTTATCAATTTGTTGTGTTTACATATTATGTAGAACAATTAAATAGAATAATAGAAGCAATTGAATATGCCTCTGATGCTTATTGGGGTAATCCTGAAAGATATCAGTTTAAAGCTATGATTAATTCTTTTGGATTTCAAACAGAATTAGCTGAAAAATCAGAAAGAATAGTACGTAGTACTTTTGACTTAAAATTAAATGGATATATTATTCCTAATGTAATACAAAAAGATATGAACGCAATTAAAAAATTCTCAAACAAATCCAAAATTATTTTCTCAATAGAGGCAACAAATAATGATGGTATATTTACTGGTACTCAAGAAAATGGTAGAATTATAACAACAGATCCAAGAATAAAAGAAGCTCAAAACAAAACTACTTCAATCGGATAATGTCCATATTTATTATCAAATAATGGCTAGAGTTAGATTTCTTGATCAAGTACCCGTAGGCGTATTCCAATCCGATGGAGGAGGAAATGGGGCAGGAGGTACTATTGATATATATCAAAATGGTTTATTAGTAAGTGCTAGTGTGCCCTATATAAACATAAGTGGCTCAGCCACCGTTTCTGGTTTTAATACAGATGGGGTTACTATTTTAGTACAAGGTGTAGGATTTCCATTTTCAGGTTCAGCAGTTATTACTGGATCTTTAGTTATTTCTGGGTCTTCTCAACCTCTTATAATACAAACTTTACCAGTTCAATCTGGTCCTTATGTTGTTACATATAATCCTATTTCAGGTCTTTTTGGATATGTAGATTCTACTTCTGGAACTAGTGGTGTTGCTGGTTCATCTGGAACAGCAGGCATTTCAGGAACTAGTGGTACTAGTGGTACATCAGGAACATCAGGAACCGTTGGTTCTTCAGGTAATTCAGGTTCAAGTGGTAACGCTGGAACAAGTGGTTTATCTCAAACATCCGGAACATCTGGGTCTTCAGGTACTGTAGGTAGCTCAGGTGTAGTAGGTACTTCAGGAGCAAGCCAAACCAGTGGTACATCAGGTTCAAACGGAAGCTCCGGTTTATCTGGAACTTCAGGTAGCTCAGGTAATGCTGGTACAAGTGGTTTAAGCCAAACATCAGGAACTAGTGGTTCATCAGGTTCTAGTGGATCTTCAGGAACTGTAGGTTCTTCAGGAGCATCAGGTACTTCAGGTTCAAGTCAAACTTCAGGAACTAGTGGTTCATCTGGTTCCTCAGGAACTTCAGGAACTGTAGGTTCTAGCGGTGCTGCTGGAACTTCAGGTTTATCTCAAACAAGTGGAACCAGTGGTTCAGCAGGTTCATCAGGTACCTCAGGTACAAGTGGTGCTACTGGAACATCAGGTTCTTCTGGTACTGTAGGTTCATCAGGAGCTTCAGGTACAAGTGGATTAAGTCAAACATCCGGTTCAAGTGGTTCTTCAGGAACTTCAGGAACTTCAGGAAATATAGGAACTTCAGGTTTATCACAAACAAGTGGCACTTCAGGTTCAAGTGGTAGTGCTGGTTCTAGTGGTACAGTTGGTTCAAGCGGAGCAACAGGTACATCAGGATCAAGCCAAACAAGCGGAACTTCAGGATCATCAGGTACTGTAGGTAGTTCAGGAGCAACTAGTACTTCAGGTATATCACAAACAAGTGGCACTTCAGGTTCTTCAGGTTCAAGTGGTTTATCAGGTACTGTAGGTTCATCAGGAGCTTCAGGTACAAGTGGATTAAGTCAAACATCCGGTTCAAGTGGTTCTGCTGGTACTTCGGGTAGTACAGGAGTAGAGGGTACAAGCGGTGCAAGTCAAACAAGTGGCACTTCAGGTTCAAGCGGAAGTGCAGGTTCAAGCGGTACAGTAGGTTCATCAGGAGCAGCAGGTACTTCAGGATTATCTCAAACATCTGGTACTTCAGGAGCAAGTGGTTCATCAGGATCAAGTGGAACTTCAGGTACTTCAGGTGCTGTAGGTACAAGTGGTTTGAGTGTAACATCAGGATCATCAGGTTCAAGCGGTAGTTCAGGTACTTCTGGTACTGTTGGTTCAAGCGGAGCAGCAGGCACAAGCGGTTTAAGTCAAACAAGTGGTACTAGTGGTTCTTCTGGTTCAAGTGGTAGTTCAGGAACTGTAGGTTCAAGCGGAGAAGCAGGTACTTCAGGATTAAGCCAAACATCAGGAACTTCAGGTTCTAGTGGATCTTCAGGTTCATCAGGAACTGTAGGTTCAAGCGGAGCAGCAGGTACCTCAGGATTAAGCCAAACTTCAGGAACTTCAGGTTCAAGCGGTTCATCAGGTACTTCAGGTACAAGTGGTGCTATTGGAACCTCAGGTTTATCTCAAACAAGTGGAACTAGCGGTTCTACTGGTTCAAACGGTACTAGTGGTAGTGCCGGTATAGCAGGTCAATCAGCATTAAGCTCAACCTCTGGTTCAAGCGGTTCTAGTGGTACAATGGGTACTTCAGGAGTAAATGGTACATCTGGAATAAGTCAAACCTCAGGTTCATCTGGTTCAAGTGGCACTTCAGGTACTTCAGGTAATGAAGGTACTAGTGGTATCTCAAGAACTTCAGGTTCAAGTGGAAGCTCAGGTACAATAGGTTCTAGCGGAGATGCTGGAATTAGTGGATTAAGTCAAACATCCGGTACTAGTGGTAGTACTGGTTCAAACGGTACTAGTGGTAGTGCCGGTATATCAGGTCAAAGCGCTTTATCACAATCTTCAGGAAGTTCAGGTTCATCAGGAACTATGGGTACTTCAGGAGTTGCTGGTACAAGTGGTGCTTCTAAAACAAGTGGTACAAGCGGTTCTTCAGGAACATCAGGTTCAAGTGGTGATGATAGTACAAGCGGTTCTTCTCGTACATCAGGTACTAGTGGTTCTAGTGGTTCATCTGGAATTTCAGGAACTGTAGGTTCATCAGGAGAAGCTGGTACTTCAGGTTTAAGCCAAACCTCCGGAACTAGTGGTTCAAGTGGTTCATCTGGATTTAGTGGAACAGTAGGTTCTTCAGGTGTTGCTGGTACAAGTGGTGCCTCCCAAACTTCAGGAACATCAGGTTCATCTGGATCTTCAGGAACATCAGGTACTGTAGGTTCATCAGGAGAAGCTGGTACTTCAGGTTTAAGCTCTACCTCAGGAACTAGTGGTTCAAGTGGTTCATCAGGAACTTCAGGAACAGTAGGTTCATCAGGTGTAGCAGGTACTTCAGGTTTAAGTCAAACAAGCGGAACAAGCGGTAGTACAGGTTCAAACGGTACTAGTGGTTCATCAGGTATAGCCGGTCAAAGCGCACTTAGCCAATCAAGTGGTTCTTCAGGTTCAAGTGGTACAATGGGTACTAGTGGAGTTGATGGTACTTCAGGTTTATCACAAACTAGTGGTACAAGTGGAAGCTCAGGTACTTCTGGAACTGTAGGTAGTTCTGGTGTTGCTGGTACTTCAGGTTTAAGCTCTACCTCAGGAACTAGTGGTTCAAGTGGTTCATCAGGAACTTCAGGAACAGTTGGTTCATCAGGTAATGCAGGTACCTCAGGATTAAGTCAAACATCAGGTACAAGTGGCAGTTCAGGATCTTCAGGTTCAAGCGGAACCGTAGGTTCAAGTGGAGTGGTTGGTACATCAGGATTAAGTCAAACTTCAGGAACTAGTGGTTCATCTGGTTCCTCAGGAACTTCAGGAACTGTAGGTTCTAGCGGTGATGCTGGTACTTCAGGTTTATCTCAAACAAGTGGAACTTCAGGTTCAAGTGGTTCATCAGGTACATCAGGTACTAGTGGTGCTGTTGGAACATCAGGTTCAAGCCAAACTAGTGGTACTAGTGGTTCAACAGGATCCAATGGCACAAGTGGTAGCGCAGGTATAGCTGGTCAGTCAGCATTAAGTCAATCTTCAGGTAGTTCAGGTTCATCGGGTACAATGGGTACGTCAGGTGTAAACGGAACTAGTGGAGCAAGTCAAACTAGTGGATCCTCAGGTTCATCTGGTACAATGGGTACTTCAGGTGCAGACGGTACCTCAGGTATTTCTCGTACTTCAGGTACTTCAGGTTCATCAGGTTCTTCAGGAACTTCAGGAACAGTTGGTTCATCAGGTAACTCTGGTACTAGTGGTTTATCACAAACAAGCGGAACAAGTGGTTCAAGCGGTTCAGCTGGATCCAGTGGTACAGTAGGTTCATCAGGAGCAGCTGGTACTTCAGGTGCTAGCCAAACTAGTGGTACAAGTGGTTCTTCTGGATCTTCTGGTTCAAGTGGTACATTTGGTTCATCAGGAGCTGTTGGTACAAGTGGTTTATCTCAAACATCAGGTACAAGTGGTTCATCAGGTACTGTAGGTAGTACAGGTGCTGCTGGAACTTCAGGTGCTAGCCAAACAAGCGGAACATCAGGTTCAACAGGATCTAATGGTACCAGCGGTAGTGCTGGTATAGCAGGTCAAAGCGCATTAAGTCAATCGTCTGGAAGTTCAGGTTCTTCAGGAACTATGGGTACTTCAGGTGTAAATGGCACTTCTGGATTATCTCAAACAAGTGGTACAAGTGGTTCATCAGGTACTTCAGGCACATCAGGTGCCGACGGTACTTCAGGAGCAAGTAAAACTTCAGGAACTAGTGGTAGTTCAGGTAGCTCAGGAACATCAGGAACAGTTGGTTCTTCAGGAGCAGC